CAACATGCGGTTTAAGGCCCGTGAGCGTTACAGCTTCGGCGTTTCTGATTGGCGTTGTGTGTTTGGAACACCGGGCGCAGCATAATAACCTCTTTTCCCGTAGAGGTTTCAAAGGGCGGCTTCACAGTCGCCCTTTTTTATTGTATGGTTGTTTTATCCTGACAGTCCATGATGGGCTGACAATAGCCAAGACAGGAGAGACAAATGGCTACAACTACTTTTTCGGGCTCCGTCCGTTCAAAAGCAGGTTTTAAAGTAATCAACGAGGGCTCCGGCACTGGTACGATTACAGAAACAGGCTTTTCTGTGAACTCAACCGGTCAACTTATATCTTTGGGTTCAAGAAAAATACAAACTTTCGTAGGTTCATTAGCAGACACAGATACCAGCACACAGTACGCTGACGGTGATGTTCTTGTTGAATTAGGCACTCTTAATACAGATCACCCAGATGCACTGGTTACGGCAACAAAGTTTTTTATTCATAAGGCCGTGATTGGTATCACCACTGCTGCGGGTCAAACTTTGGTCGGCTCTTTACAGTTGAGTGCCACAAGTGGCACCGCAACTAACACGGCAGTGTCATCAGGCACAGAGATTGTTGGAGCAGGTGTAGCAGCCTTTTCACCAACATTGTCTGCTGCATTATCCGTGACTGAGATTGATATTAATTTCAACAACTCAGCCGGTAATTTTCATGTGTTTGAACCAAATGTTACTGCTCCGATTGCAAGCACTCATTTGTATGCTGCGGCCACAACCACGCTAAACGCAGACGCAACGGCAGGTAGATTTACGGTTGAACTAGAATACTCAGTATTCTAAGGAGGTTGAAATGGCGGATGCTGTAACCTCGCAAACACTTATTGACGGCCCTAAACATGCCGTTATGAAGTTTACTAATGTCTCTGACGGGAGTGGAGAGTCTGCTGTAAAAAAGGTAGATGTCTCTGCTCTTGCTAGCAGCTTAGATGGTGTTGCGTGTAGTGAGGTCGTCATAGAGCGTATATGGTGGCAGTGTAACGGGATGAAGGTACAGATCTTGTTCGACGCCACCTCTAACGCTTTTTGTATAGAGTTGGGTGAGAACCAGAGCGGTCATCACGATTATAACTCTTTCGGCGGTTTAACTAATAATGCAGGAAGCGGTAAAACTGGGGACGTTTTGTTCACAACGGTTGGTCACTCCTCTGCGGACACGTATACAATCATGCTGTACATGCGTAAAAAGTATGCATAAGAGGTAAAAATGGCACGGCGTAAAGCAAAAATGCCGCCGCGCAACAAAAAAAATTTCCGCCCCACAGAAAAAGGGGCGGGAATGACTAAGGCTGGGGTAGCTGCATATAGAAAAGCTAATCCGGGCAGTAAGTTAAAAACGGCTGTTACAGGAAAAGTTAAACCCGGCAGTAAAGACGCGAAAAGACGTAAGTCCTTTTGTGCTAGATCCGCAGGTCAGATGAAAAAATTTCCTAAAGCAGCTAAAAATCCTAACAGCAGACTTAGACAAGCTCGTAGAAGATGGAAGTGCTAATGAAAGCCGATGATGTTTTAAAACTTTTGGAAAAGCACGAAGAGGAGTGCAATAGTCGGTATGCCCAGATACAAAAACAGCTAGATAAGTTGGATCAAAGACTTTGGGGCATAGCCGGATTAATTGTTGCAGCAGCCGTCGTGCAGAAAGTGTTTTAGATGACTAGTGCAGTAAGAATAGGGGCAGCAGCTTGTCCTATACCAAAACGCGCTTCAAATAGTGCTGTTCGTATGAAAAAAGGGGGGAAGGTGAAAAGTGGTGGTAAGATCTGTCCAGAGGGTAAGGCTTGGGCCAAACGCACATTTGACACATACCCGTCAGCGTATGCAAACTTGGCCGCATCAAAATATTGCAAAGATCCCAACTACGCCAAAAAGTCAAAAGGCGGAAAAAGAAAAGGACGATAAATGTTAACAGGAAGAGCTAAGACTCAGGTCAAAAAGGTGGCTAAGAAGCTACGCAAAGCATCTAAAGCTCACGCGGGTCAGGCACGAACATTATCTAAGTTGGTAAAAAATGGGAAACGGAAAAGATCCTAAAAAGGGGACAGGAAAAAAGCCGCCGGGATCGGATAGACGTCTGTATACTGACGAAAACCCAAGGGACACTGTTTCTATTAAGTTTGCAACACCTGCGGATGCAAGAGCCACTGTTGCTAAAGTTAAAAAGATAAAGAAACCTTTTGCTAGAAAAATACAGATACTTACTGTTTTAGAGCAAAGAGCTAAAGTAGCAAAAAAGCCAGAACAGGCTAGAATAGCAAAGGCAGGTAAAGAGGCCATACGAAAGCAACATAGGAAAACTTGATGGCCAAAGCTAAAAACTGTAAAAATCCTAAAGGTTTCACACAGATAGCTTCCTGTAAGGCTCAAGGTAAGATAAAAAGAACTGGTGGAAAACATAAAGGAAAAAAGGTAAAGTCTAGGAAATATGGAGGCCGTGCATAATGGGACAGTTAAAGCAATGGCTGAAACAAGACTGGGTAAGGATTGGAACTGATGGCTCTATCAAAGGTCCATGTGGCACTTCAAAAGATAAGAAAAACCCTGACCGTTGCCTTCCTAGATCTAAAGCTAATAGTTTATCCAAGAGTGAACGCGCTACGACAGCACGTAAAAAGAAAAAAGCAGGCGCTAAAGGAAAGACTACGGTTGCTAATACAAAGGCTGCGAAAGTAACGAATTTAAAAAATGGTGGGGCTGTAACTAAGCCCAAAAGACCCTTTAGGGGTAAAAACATACCCGGAACTGTTGTGGCGCGAGGATGCGGCGCTGTGATGGCTAATAGAAGAAAACGCACCAAAATTGCATAGGAGCAAGTAATGGCAAAAGAATTTATGACAATGGATGAGTATGCATCTAATCTTGTTGGAAACATAGCCCCACCCGTAAAGAAAAAAGGCATGGCCAAGGGCGGTAAAGTCCAGAAAATGGCTAAAGGTGGAGCCATGAAGAAGAAGGGCTACGCCAAGGGCGGTAAAGTTCAGAAGATGGCCAACGGCGGCATGATGAAGAAAAAAGGCATGGCTAAAGGTGGCAAGGTCCAAAAGATGGCCAACGGCGGCATGATGAAGAAGAAGGGCATGGCCAAGGGCGGCAAGGTATAAAATCTTGCCTTATCTTCAAAGTAATATTCCGCACTTCAAGTGTTGGGTGCGGAGAGAATATACGTGTAACCACTCTAATTATCATGGCGAGTTTCTTCACGCTATGGCGATTGCGGTTACTACGATGCCCAGCCGGTGTTTAAGTTTTCAGATGATATTCACCGGCTGCGAGACCGATGGCACGGATCAGCAGAACGTGCACGGGGGAGCGATGTGGGCCAGAATGCCCATAACTGCGCTTGTTGGAGACACGCCTTTTGAAGAATGGCCAGAACCTATGCCTGTCCATTTGGCGCAACCTTGGGACTGTATGTCCCATACACACGCAGTTTATCGTTTAGATCGCGCTCATCCGTGCCCTTGGATTGCTAAAATAGGGCCTGAATTTTACCCTGCAAAATACTATTTTACGGTAGATTATACGGAGAGCGAGATCGCTGATGACCCGGCGCAGCATAAACAAAGTCACGTGTTAGAGCTTTTAGATGCTGGGCCATATACAGGTAATATCGTTGCATTGCCTAACAATCGTGTCCGAGTCACACACCCTGCGTGGTTTGAAACCGGACAAGGTGCACCTGATTTCCTACCGTCTCAGCATATACACTATTCAAAATCAGATTTAGACTATACAATGGACGTAAATCAGATATTTGACAATCTATATGCGAAAGATAAGTAATGGCTGTTTCTGGAAGCGTAAACTTTGAATTAGACGTATCAGATTATGTGGAAGAAGCTTTTGAGCGTTGCGGCTTAGAGGTTAAAACAGGATATGATCTTGTAACTGCCAGACGATCCTTAAATATAATGTTAGCGGAGTGGGCTAACCGTGGTCTCAACCAGTGGACAATCACACAACGCACACAAGCTTTGACTTCTGGGACAAGAACGTATGCTTTATCAGCAGATGTAATTGATATACTAAGCGCTGTCGTGACCCGCAGTAGCACTGACTTTTCTTTAACAAGAGTCAGTCGTGACGATGATCTAAACATCCCAAACAAAGCCACCACTGGTAGACCCACGCAGTTTTTCTTGGATAGACAAGTAACGCCAAGTCTACGTTTATGGCCGACCCCAGAAAACAGCACAGATGTTGTTGTTTATAACGCTTTGACACGTATAGATGATGCAGACACAGCTATAAATACTTTAGATGTACCTTTTAGGTTTTATCCGTGTCTGGCTGCCGGTTTAGCTTACTATTTATCCATTAAAAGAGCTCCTAATCGAACTCAAATGCTTAAAGCCATGTACGAGGAGGAGTTTGAAAGAGCTATGGGTGAAGATAGAGATCGGTCTAGTTTCACTGTCACGCCAGAGTACGCATATTTTAGGACAAATTAATGCCTAGATACGCCACAGGAAAATATGCCAAGGCTATATCAGACCGTTCTGGCTTGGAATATCGTTATAAAGACATGCGAAAAGAATGGAATGGTGCTCTCGTAGGCAAAGACGAGTTTGAAAGAAAGCATCCACAATTAGGACCTTTTCGCAAGATACATGATCCTCAAACTTTGAAAGAGGCTCGACCTAACAATAATAAAATACCGGTCACTGTTAAGTTTCCTGTCTTTAGTATTGTGACCCTACAATATCAATTAGTTCCTCAAGCAGAGGCTCTGTTAGGTAAGGTTACATTTGGCGGGGATGTCGTTACACCCACGGATGCAACCTCTACAGGAGTTTCTGGAACCGGTTCTATAGGCACTGTAACCGTTACTGGGACAGGAACCGGTGTGAACGCAACATTTACTGTGACTGTTGTAAGCACGGGTTATGGTAATAAGTATTATATAGATGGAGTACAACAGGCCACTGTCAATCTATCTGAGGGGAGCACTTATCGCTTTGACCAGTCCGACAGTAGCAATTCAGGACATCCTCTTAGATTTTCAACAACGTCTAACGGAACACATGGTGGAGGATCTGAGTATACCACAGGTGTAACCACAAACGGAACAGCGGGTTCTTCCGGCGCTTACACTCAAATCACAGTTGCCGTGGGGGCTCCAACCCTGTATTACTATTGCACAAACCATAGCGGTATGGGTGGACAGGCGAATACACCATGAGTTTTACCTACAGCACATTAAAGTCTGCGATTAAAGATTATACCGAGAACCAAGAGTCTACTTTTGTTTCTCACTTGGTAGATTTTGTAAAAACCGCAGAGGAACGAATATTTAAAAGCGTGGATTTAGAGTTCTTTCGCAAAAATGCGACGGGGACCACAACGGCAGGTAATCAATTTTTAGCTGTACCAGATGACTACATAGCGTCTTTTAGTTTATCTTTAGAAAGCTCTAGTAATAAAAACTTTTTGTTAATTAAAGACGTTAACTTTTTACAAGAGTACAATCCAAATTCAGCCACCACAGGTCTTCCAAAATATTATGGTGTATACGACTTCCAAAACTTTTTATTAGCTCCTACTCCAGATGCTGATTACACAGCAGAGCTTCACTACTATTATAGACCAACCAGTCTAACGCAAAGTCAGTTTTTGTTAACGGTTAGCAGCGTAAGTGGGACTTTTGTAGCTGGGGAAACAATTACTGGTGGAACCAGCGGTGCAAATACAACAATAGCATCTATTGTTAGCGCTACGACATTTAACATTGTTATACCAAGCACAGATTTAACTGTGGGGGAAACAGTCACTGGGGCAACCAGTGGGGCTACGGGAACGGTAGTTTCTACTTCGGCAGACTCTACTACGACCTTTTTAAGTGTTAATGCCCCTAACGCTTTACTATATGGCAGTTTAATTGAAGCCTATACTTATATGAAGGGTGAATCTGACGTTATGAAAATGTACAGTGAGCGTTTTGTAGAGTCTTTGGTTCGATTAAAAGATCTTGGGGAAGCTAGAGAAAACGACGATGCAAACAGACAGGGGCTACCAAGAAGGGCCCGTACATGAAAGTTGCCATCGTTGGCTTGGGAGGCAGTTATGCCGACTATATAGCCGCAAGAGTTGCCTCGCAAACTTTTGATGAAGTTTGGGGGATTAATTGTATTGGAGGTATTATACACGTCGATAAGACGTTTATGATGGACCCCGTTTCTCGTTTTTTAGATACTGAAAACGCTGGTTCTCAAACCGGAGTAGCTAGAGAGTTTCTACTCAAAAATAAAAACCCAATATATTCGTGCCAAGAACACAGTGATTTTCCAGCAGTAAAACCCTACCCCCTTGAAAAAGTTGTAAAATCAACAGGTTACTGTTATTTTAACAACACAGTGGCCTATGCGATAGCGTATGCTATTTGGAAAAAAGCAACAAAGATTTGTTTGTACGGTATTGATTTTACATATAAAAACGTAAACATGGCTGAGTCAGGAAGAGCTTGTGTAGAGTTTTGGTGCGCTATTGCCGCGTCAAAAGGCATAAAACTAGAGATAGCTCACCGTTCCGGGTTGTTAGACACGAATGTCCCAGATAATGAAAAACTTTATGGTTACCATAGGTTAGATGACCCTCTAGTTCAAACAATCGAAGGGGGCAACATATTAATAACAAAGCAGTCTGATATAAGACCGCCAGAACCGGTAGAATCAAATCCGGTTATTTTTGGGAGACATGACCATGTTTGAGGTTAACGTAGCATCCGTGGGGTCTGTTAAGGTAGTATCCTCTGATAACGGAGGTTTATCTAACGACCAAATAGCTGATATGGCAGCAGATAAGATAATATATATATCCGATGAAGCCCCTGAACCAATTAGATTGCAGGCAGAGGCTTTTAAGGATCGTGTTAGAAATTTAGTGCAATATTATGTAGAGTTGGCTAGAAAAGAAGAACGTGCTACAATTTGTGCGAAGGTCCGTGAAGCGGGTCAACATCAACTAGCTGACGCTATAGGGAGACTATAATGGCAATAGCACAAGCAATGTGTACCGCATTCAAACAAGAGTTGATGTTGGGCACACACAATTTTGCAACGAATGGCAACGCCTTTAAACTGGCTTTATATGCAGAAGGCAGTGGCGGAAAGTCTAGCACCACTGCTACTTTGGGGGCGACAACTACTGCATTCACCACAACAGGTGAGGTAGCTTCTAGCGGTTCATATGCAACTGGGGGTGGCACACTTACAAAAGTCGCGCCGACTACGTCCGGCACTACGGCATTCACAGATTTTGCAGATCTTAGCTTTACCACAGCAACGATCACTGCAATGGGTGCTTTAATATACAACAGCACCAACAGCAACAAAGCTGTAGCTGTGTTGGATTTTACATCTAACAAAACCTCAACATCCGGCACCTTTACCATTCAGTTTCCAACAGCCGATGCAAGCAACGCTATTATTCGTATAGCGTAACGGAGTAATACGGTGAGCATAGCGGGATGGGGTAGAGGCACTTGGGGCGAAGGTGCTTGGAACCAAGCCATACCCATCTCTGTCACAGGTGTTTCGGCTACAGCCTCCGCTGGTGCTGTAACACCAGCAGGAACGGTGCTTCATGTACCCACGGGTGTTTCGGCTACGGGAGCCGTAGGAAACCCAGTCTTAATAGGCACAGCCCTTTTCTCAATTACAGGTGTAGCAGGAACTTCTGCTCTTGGCGATGAACAAACTAACGCCGGAGCAAGGGTGATAGGTGTTGGTGCTGTAGCCACAGTAAGTCTGGGTGAGGAGGGCGTTAGTGGATCTTCTTTGCTTTCTGTTACAGGTGTTACAGGGACCGGGGAGACAGATACAGGAACTGTTGCCCCGATAAGATCTTTAGGAGTTTTTCCAACAGGGGTTACAGCGACAGGAAATACTGGTATAGTCCTCATTTATACAGAGATTGTAGCAGCGCAAACTCCAAATTGGGGTGTTGTAACAGGGGCTACAACGAATTGGGGCGACGTAACGCCGTCACAAACACCGTCTTGGACAGATAAGGCGGCATAGGAGTAACAGATGGCAAGCTCATTTAGTACAAATCTTGGCATAGAAAAACCAGCTACAGGTGAACTTTCTGGTAGTTGGGGTGACGTTACCAATTTTAACTTTGATATATTTGATAGAATAACTGGTGCCACAGATCTAACTGCTTCAGATCTTACAACAGATCTAACTATAAGATTAGGCTCTCCAACCTCTGGATCTAGTAATGTTCAGACCGGAATGTTTTCTGTAATTAATCTGAAAGACAGCGGTTCTGATCTTGGTGGCACAAATGTCGTAACAATCGCTCCGAACACAGCAACAAAGTTTTTTATTATTAAAAACTCTTTGTCTGGTAGTCGAGCAGCCACTATAAAACAAGGAACAGGAGCCACAGTGTCCATACCAAATGGCACATCTGACATTGTGTTCTGTGATGGTGCAGGATCAGGGGCGGCAGTCACTGGACTTGCTACATCTTTTAACGTAGGTAGTAGTGCAGAGGTCGCTGGTACAGCTACTGCTTTAGCCATAGCTTTAGGATAGGAGTTAAAAATGGCAAATGATGCTTCCGCAACAATACAGGCGACAGTTTTGCCAGACGAGATTGCTAAGACCTTTTCGGCAAGTATGACTGTCACTCCTGATGACGCCAACGATAAGTGGTATTACAAAAAGACTAGCGTCTCTAACTCAAGCACAGACTTAATCGCTGGTAATTACACAGATTACACCGCAGTTGACGATGACACGGCACCTACTGCCGTTGCTACAGGTGACAAAGTAAAGTTTTTGTTCATAAAAAACGTCGACACCAACAGCCGCAGCATTTACATAGTCTTGGACGCAGGCACCGCATCTTCTAGTGCAACTGACGGTATTACGATTGGCCCAAGTGAAGCTTTCGTAGCCAGACTGCCAAACACAACTGTAGCGGATATACACGCTATTTCATCTGCATCAACAGCCGAAGTCATAGTATGTGCTTTACTTGATGATGTAGCGTAGGAGTAGAACATGGCTAATACCTTTAAAAATAAGGTGTTCAACGGTGGAACAGCCAGTGCCAACTCAGATATGGCTGTTTACACCGTGCCAAGTTCTACCACTACCGTTGTTATTGGTCTGACTCTGGCGAACACTTCATCTTCTCAAATCACTGCTGACATAAAGCTGAACGCTGGAGATATGGTGTTTCTGGCAAAAGACATACCGATTCCTGCGGCATCTAGTTTTGAATACATGGCAGGCAACAAGATTGTCATGGAAACAGGGCATAGCTTGATTGTGCAAAGCGACACGGCAAACAGCTTGGACACTGTGGCGAGTATAATGGAGATCACCTGATGCCTTTTCTTGGTAATCCAGTAGTATCTAGTTTTCAGGCCAGACCTACAAGGCAGGAGTTTAGTGGTGATGGAAGCACTACCACGTTTACTCTTAATCAGACGGTTCGTGCAGAAGATATAGTCGTTTCCGTAGATGGGGTGGTTCAAGAGCCAACTGGATCATATACCGTACCTAACGGAACCACTCTTACGTTTGATGAAGCACCATCAAGTAACTCCGGTAACAATATCTTTGTTATGTACATGGGTGTATCCTCTGGGTCCATTTCACCTGCCGCAGAAAACAGAGGCAACTTTAAGTCTGGCGGTATCTTCCGCACAAACAATCAGACACTCAACACAGACACCACTATCCTAGCCACAGAGAACGCCAACGTAACTGGTCCGTTTACTGTGGCTTCTGGTGTTACACTTACAGTTGAGTCTGGCGGGACGTTGGTGACGCTATGAGTACATTAAAAGCAGATACCATACAAAGCACAGGCGGTGGTGCGGCTACGCTGACTAATCAACAGGCGGCGAAGGTTTGGTGCAATTGGGATAGCAGTCAAACTGCAAGAGATAGTTTCAATATAAGCACTGTTACAGATACAGCGCAGGGTAGAGCGACTTTAGCTTTTACAAACAATATGAGTAATAATGATTACGCTATTGCAAGTCATCAAAGACAAGGAACAGGTGATAGTTACCTCAAAGGTAGTTATGGTCTAGCTGAAGGCACAGATACTATTTCTACTTCTGAACTACTTATACGTCACGCTTCTGTCAACGCTAGCACTTTTACTGCCGCGTATGATGCAGATTATAACTCTACAATACTTCACGGAGACTTAGCATGAGTGAGGTAAAAACAAACAAACTCACTGGCGTAAGCACTGCTGGGTCTATTGTAGTCACAGGTGAAGGTAATAGCACAACGACTAACTTGCAGCAGGGTTTGGCAAAGGCGTGGATGAGATATGACCAAGTAACTCCTGCCGTTGGTGATAGTCTCAATAATTCAAGTGTAACAGATGTTTCAACGGGTCGCTTTACTTTTAATTATTCAAATAATTTCGGTAATGCAAACTACGCAAATAACGGTTGTGCGGGTTATCCGGGTTCTAATCAACAACCTATGAATTTAGGTTATGTTTCTGACCTCAACATAACAACATCTGCAACAGATTTGACAACTGTGTATCACGAAAGTACGGCAACAGACGCTAACAATGTGTCCACATCTACTTTAGGAGACTTAGCGTAATGGCACTAGGAAAAATCAAAGCAGATACCCTAGAACACAGCACCTCCGGCTCTGTAGACACAAAGTTCGTTGTTGAGGGTAGTGCAAAACAGTGGGCAAAATTTACTGTCGCCGCATCTTTAAGTGACAGTCTCAACACAAGCAGTATTACAGACACCGCGACAGGAAATTTTGAAGTAAACTTTTCAAGCGCAATGGGCAATGCAAACTACGCAGTCACAACTTGCACGTTCACTATCTACGGCAGAGAAACTCATTGTGATGCCTCATCAACCAGCGCATACGGTATAGGCACTTGGTACAATTTATCACGTTCTGAGGACAGCATAACTGACTGTGGAACAGCGGCACTTGGAGACTTAGCATAATGGAAACACCTGAATTTCAAGGCACACACTTGTTTGACCGTCTTTGCTGGGCAAAGGAAAACCTTGAGCCGCATCAGTCTGAGTATCGTGTGGTGTACGAAGATAGCGTTGATGAGTGCGCTAAAGTGCTTGTGCCTGACCCTAACTGGATGGCTTGTGCATTGCAGGGCGGTATCCTGCCACCTGTGCAGGTGTACTGGGAGTTAGCCAAAGATGAGGCACAGCCCGACTTTAAGAAGCACACAAGAGGATATTTGCTCCATAACACTGAGCCTGTCGAGGCGATGACAGAAGAGCAAGCAATTGAGTATTTGATTATGAAAGACTGCCCACAGCACGTTTGGCGTGAGTGGGATAGCGGAAACAAACCAAAACTGGTAATATGCCGCAAAGAACAGCTTCCAGCGACAAGAGAGTGGCGCAATGCTTGGAAGATTAGTGAAGACCTAGCCACCGATGAAACCGTAGCCGCATAGGAGAAACCTCATGGCACCAACAACATATATCGTAGATAAGGACGGTAATCAGATTGATGCTTCAACCGCTACCGTTCCATCTGACCGTCACTTCAGAGACGCATGGACTCTGAATGGAAAAGTCATTTCTGAAGACATGACTGCTGCTAAAGTTATTTTCAAGGACAAAATCCGTGAAGTACGTCAGCCGCTGTTAGAAGCAGAGGATGTCGTGTATATGAAAGCACTAGAGGCTGACGATGCTTCTGCAAAAACTGCATCTGTAGCTAAGAAGAAGGCTCTGCGTGATGCACCTGCTGCTTCTGCAATTAGCGATGCAGATACAATCGCAAAGCTAAAAGCAGCTTGGGATACATCTGTATTGGGTGACAGCCCTTACGCGTAAGGAATAGGTTATGCCCTTAACTAAAATTATTGATGGTGGAATGTCAGCAGGGGCTGTGTTGCAGGTTGTGCAAACTGTGGACACCACACAAGTATCATCCTCTGGTTATAGTAGTTTTACAGATTTAGGGGGATTGTCTGTAACAATTACTCCATCCTCTTCTTCTAATAAAATTATGCTTTTAACAACAATCGGTACTTTGGACCACTCGCAAAACACTTATCAGATGCACATGAGATACACAAGAAATGGCACAGCCATTCTCACGCAAAGCAGTGGCAGTCAAACAACGACGACACAATCTGTAAGAGGTATTTTGTCTGGCGATACTAACGGGCAAAATTGTTGCGTAATACCTTTGTTGATAGATACCCCTTCTTCTACAAGCGCACTCACTTATAAAGTGCAACTATACAACTACAATGGTAATACTTTTTACTATAACCGAACAGCTAACAATACGGATGGTGCAGGATTCAATGCTCCACAATCAACGATTACTGCGATGGAGATTGCGGGATGATTGATAAAGCATTGATGGAATTGCGACCAGATGCAAAATGGACACTAACTGGGTCTACATTGTCTGGACTAGTTTGGCACGATGACTCAAGCACTCGTCCAACTGATGCCGAAATAAATGCAAAGGTTACTGAATTGGAAGCTGCCGAACCTTTGCGTTTGTTGCGAGTAGAACGCAATCGTAAAATTGCAGAAACCGACTGGTGGGCATCTAGTGACTTGACCATGACAGATGCACAAAAAAAGTATCGTCAAGACTTACGAGATATCACTAAAACTGCAACATCACTTGATGATGTTAAGTGGCCGGAGAAACCATAATGCCATACATAGGAAAATCTCCAGAGTTTGGTGTTCGTAACCGTTTTGTATATCAAGCTACAGCTAGTCAAACCAGCTTTAGTGGCAGTGACGGTGATGCGAAAACACTGAGCTATACGGACAGCCTGTATATGGATGTGTATCAGAACGGTGTGCTTCTAAAGCCCGGAACTGACTATGCAGCTACAACAGGCACAAGTGTTGTATTAGTTACAGCCGCCAGCCTGAACGATATTGTTGAGATGGTGGTCTATGACACCTTTGCTATATCTAGCAGCTACACTAAGACAGAGAGTGACACACGCTATCCGTTCAAGGGCAACAACAGCATCATCCGTCTGAATGGTCAAACTATCAGCGCAGACATCACGATTGACAGCGATGAGAATGGATTATCTGCTGGTCCTATAACGCAGTCTGCAACCGTTACTGTTAATGGTTATTGGAGTATCGTATGACCAGTGTATTGAATGTAGATACTATTGCAAATAAGGCTGGCACTGGTCCTGTTGCACTCACTAAGCAGAGTGCGGCGAAAGCATACTGTCTTTATGACCAAAATACAGCTAACGTATTTCGTGGTTCATTTAATTTTTCATCTTTTACGGATACTTCTACAGGAAAAGCCTCAGTAGCCTTCACTAATAATATAACTGCTACTGATGGTTCAACCTATGCTGTAACAACCTCTGTTAATAGAAGCAGGATGCTTGGGATAGATTTAGCCGTAAGTGGTTCTTATTCTGATGCGTTAACAAGCTCCTCAATACCATTGGCAAATTATTCTGATAGTGGCAATCTTGGCGATTCAACAGCTAACTCTGTTGCAGTACATGGAGACCTCGCATAATGGCTAGTATCCTTAAAGTAGATACCCTGACAGGTGTAAGCACCGCTGGCTCTATTAGCGTTACTGGTGAGGGCAACTCAACCACGACTAATCTTCAGCAGGGTCTGGCGAAGGCGTGGGCGAATGTGACCAATGCTACGCCAACTATAAACGACAGTTTTAATATAGCTTCAATAACAGATAACGGTACAGGAGACCATACGTTAAACTTCACCAACGCTATGGGCAATGCAAATTACGCGTATCCAGCAGATGTAAAGTATAATGCGACTTCTACTGCCGCCTTTACCGCTGGGGGTGTAGATAGTTCTTCTATTAATCAGGCAACATCAGGAGTAAGAATAAATACCGTTTATGTTAATTCTAGTAGCAACAGAACGGACTATGACTCAAATATGCAATTTTATGTAGTGGTTCATGGAGACTTAGCGTAATGGCAAGCGAACTTAGAGTTAACACCCTAAAGGATGCCAGCGGTAATAACAGCATTGCTACCAGCTTTGTTGCGAATGGCAGTGCGAAGGTTTGGTGTAACCAGAGTAATGGAACAACCATAAATGATTCGTTCAATACAAGTTCTGTTGATGATAATGGAACAGGAGCTTACGAAACTAATTTGACCAACAGTATGTCTAGCAACGATTACGCAAGAAATGCTTTAGGTGGCACAGGTGGATATAGAACAAGTATAGATACTGTCTCTCACGCTTCAAACACAGCATCAAGTATATATACCTATTGTGCTAGGACAGACACTGGTGCGGCGATTGATGTTGACGATGTAAGTTCTTTAGGGCATGGAGACTTAGCATGAGTAAAGCAGCAGAACTAGCGGCACTTATCGGGTCGCAGACAGCCCTGTCACCAAGCAGGAACTTTATTATCAATGGTGGGATGAGAATTTGTCAGCGTCCCGGCACGTCAACAGCTTCAATTACTGGTTCTGGTGTTTTTGTCGTGGATAGATGGAAATTAGATGAGGGAGCAGACTCCACTCTCACCATGTCGCAAGAGACACTCACCAGTGGTGCTGCTTTTGATGCGGGACTAAATCATAGTTTAAAAGTTTTGGTTACAACTGCTGATACAAGTATCGGAAGCAGTCAGAGTGTGCAATTAACGCAACCTGTAGAAGCACAAAATTTACAAACTTTAAAGTTTGGAAGTTCTGGTGCTAGAAATTTAACATTATCTTTTTACTACAAAAGTAATGTAACTGGTGTCCACACAGTATGTATAGATAAAATAGATTCTACAAGAGCTACCTGTCCATTAGAATTTACCGTTTCATCTGCTAATACTTGGGAAAGATATGTTTTAAAGGCCGTTGCAAATTCTGCTGTTCAAGGTTCCTCTGGTGCGATAGCAAATGATAATGGGACTGGTTTTAGAGTAATGTGGGGGTTAGCTTATGGCTCAGATTACCTAAGTGGAACAAGTGGCACTTGGGAGCAAAATGGTACAGCTAGTTTCTCAACATCAAATCAACAAAATATCGTAGGCGCAGCAGATAATTATGTTGAACTTACAGGCGTTCAGCTTGAGATAGGCGATGTGGCCACGCCGTTTGAACATGAAGATGTAAACACCACACTTAAAAAATGTCAGCGGTATTACCATGACGGTTTTGGTGCTGGTGATTCAACTAATTATGCTGAAAAAGGACCCGTTACAACTCAAGTATGGTGGAGACTTTTTCATGGCACAATGAGAGTAGAACCGACTGCTACTGTTTTTGCTGGATCAAATCAAACAGATTCAGGAAAAGCTTTACCCGCTGGCGGCACGGCTGAAGCAATGACCAGTGTAACACACGGGCATACCAATTATACACATCTTCTTAGAACGGCTAGTGTTAGCGCACAAAATTATTCTATAAAAAGCGCACAACTTGATGCGGAGTTATGAGAATGAATATATCAGAAGCACAATATATGAAAGATTTAGAGGGTGAAAACAACGGTATAAGAATCGTAGAGGATGGAGTCACTAGGTTTGTTCCTATGACTAAAGGAAACAGACACTACGATGAAGTATTACGGCAAGTAGAAGCTGGTACGTTAACGATAAAAGATGCGGATTAATGCATGCCTCTAAGCAAACTGCAATTCAAACCGGGGATCAACAGAGAGGGTACAAACTACTCTAATGAGGGTGGCTGGTTTAACGGAGATAAGATACGTTTTAGGGCTGGGTACGCAGAGCGTATAGGTGGCTGGACTCGTGTATCTAATACGCAAGTTACAGGCACACCTCGTAAGATATTTGATTTTGTCACTTTAGACTCACAAAACCTTTTGTTTATAGGCACCGAAAAGAAGGTGTTCTTAGAAAATGCAGGCACATTTAACGATATCACACCGATTAGGTCCACCGTCAGTCTTGGTGCAGACCCGATAAATACTACAGGTGGCGCAGGCAGCGGTGTTGTTACGGTCACGACACAAGCTGCACATGGTGCGATAGTGGGGGACTTTGTCACATTAGCCAGTCTTACAACTACTGATGGTATAACAGCCGCACAGCTAAACATCGAACACACAATAACTTCTGTTCCTAGCACCACAACTTTTACAATTACCACTGCCGGGTCGGCTACTTCAGGTAGCACCGCTGGAGGCGGATCGTCCGGCACCGCAGCGTTTCAAGTCAATGTTGGGCTAAACACCACGGTCCTCGGTTCTGGTTGGGGTGCTGGTACATGGGGTCGATTTACTTGGGGTTCTGCGGCTGGGTCATTATCAGGTCAAACGCTACGTCTGTTCTCAGTAGATAATTTTGGTGAGGATTTGCTGTTTAACATATCTGATGGATCAGTCTTTTACTGGGATGCAACCAACGGAACTAGCACGAGAGCGGTGCGCTTAGACAGTTTAACGGGTGCAAGCGATGTTCCCACGGTGGTTCGTAAATTGTTGGTTTCCGATGTAGATAGACACATCATTTTCTTTGGCACTAATCCGGTTGGCAGTGGCATACTTGACCCGTTGTTAATTAGATTTGGGAGTCAGGAGTCGTTAACAGACTTTACACCCACGGCAACCAATACAGCAGGTGATTTACGTTTATCAAAGGGTAGTGAGATTATTACGGCAGTGCAAACCAGCCGTCAGATACTGGTGTATACAGATCAATCTTTGTATTCTATGCAGTTTATCGGCGCACCCTTTACTTTTGGTATATCACTTCTTGGTGACAACATACGCATAGCCGGACCAAATACAGCCATTGCTGTAAACGACATTGTCTTCTGGATGGGACAAGAAAACTTCTACGCATATGACGGACGTATACAAACCATACCTTGCAGTGTCAGAGACTACGTGTTTAATGACATGAATAACCAACAATCCTTCAAGTTTCATGCGGGATCTATAGGCAGCCAGACTGAGATTTGGTGGTTCTATGTGTCTTCCGGTGCAACGGAGGTAGACCGGTATGTTGTGTACAATTACGGCCAGCAGATATGGTACTACGGCACTTTAGTTCGCACAGCATGGAATGACAGAGCCTCTGGTCTACGCAGTTTTCCACAAGCTACCGGTGCAGACTTTTACTTGTACAACCATGAAGATGGATTAGATGATTTTAGCACGGGTAGCGCCGTCGCTATCAATGCTTTTATTGAGTCCTCCGACTTCGACATAGGTGATGGCCAACAATTCATGCTGGTCAACCGTATACTGCCGGATCTTAGTTTTAGTGGGTCAAGCACAGGTAGCCCAACTGCTCTATTTACGGTAAAAAGCAGGGATTTTAGCGGTAACAATTTTACCGAGTCTCCCTCCGGTTCTGCTGTAAGAACAGCTACCGCTCCAGTAGAACAGTTTACGGAAAAAATTGACTTGAGAGCTCGTGGTAGACAGATGTCGGTCAGGGTTGAAAACACCGACACGGGCGTAAACTGGAGATTAGGGGCGTCTAGACTTGATGCGAGGCCGGATGGTAGGCGATGACAAAAAAGGTATTACGTCCGATCATACCGACGGCACCGCAAGAGTACGATCCGGTGTATGTCAATCAGTTAGCGCGGGCCTTGGAACAGTTGATTGACGAAGTGCGGTCCGCGGACATAAATTTTCAGGGCATACCCGGCAGTGGCGCTGCTAACACATTAGAAGTAGGTGATTTTTTTATAGGTGAGGCTAATTTTATACAGACTATAGTGCAAAACGAGGTGCATTCGGGAAGTGTAGTGGGGACTACAGCCCTCGGAACTGTAACAATAGCTATCGCATAGTGTAGACTGAATTTGAAAAACAAGGTAGACTGCGAGGAACCTTATATTAAGGAATTTATAAATGGCACAAGCAACAGCAGAAAAAGTTCTTGAGTTTCCATCCGGCGGTATAGCCGATTTTTACATGGAAGACCACGAGATTGAAGCTCTGGAGCGTGAAGAAGCGGCGCAAGAGTTTGGATCTTCTGGTATTGCTACGTTTGAGCCTATTGCCACACGTATGGCATCTTACGGTCGTTACGGTGACGACACAGTTGCTCACGTTGAAACCGGTGAGTTGATTGTCCCGAAAGCCCTGATCGACGACAACCCAAAGCTACGCGACTCTATATTTAGTCACCTGCGTGATCTTGGCGTAGAGGACCCAGAGCGTTATGTGGTTGGTTCTGGTGTAAACTCTATTAACCCCGAAACGGGTATGCCTGAGTTCTTTTTAAAAAGAATATTTAAAGGCGTGAAAAAGGGTGTAAGCAAACTAGCTAAAGGTGTGAGCAAAGCCCTCAAGAGTGTGACTAAAGTAATCAAAAAGGCCGCTCCGGTAATTATACCTTTTGCTTTGAACGCAGCCTTCCCCGGCCTTGGTGCAATCTATTCAGGTGCTCTTGGAGCAGGCATAGGCACACTCGTTCAGGGCGGTAACCTAAAGGACGCCTTCAAAAACGCTTTGATTGGTGGCGCTATTGGTGGCGCAACTGCTGCTATTGGTGGCGGTTTACAGGCGGCGAAGGCAGGAACAGGGACTTTTGGTCAGGGCGCTATGAAAGGTCTTCAGGATGCAGCTAAGTTCTCCAACTTGCAAACAGCCGGTAAACAGCTTGCTACAGGTCAGTTTGGTCAGTCCGGTTATGAAGCAGTAACTGGAGGCG